CCTGATAGAGCCCGCTGATGATCAGGCCACCGACCGAGACCTGAACCCCGACATTGATGTAGCCACCGACCGTCGGGGTTGCCGAAAACCCCATGATGGTAACGCTGGACGAACCTTGAACGGTGGCGAACGACGGGGTCACGCTGACCGGCGCGCCCATCAGATACTGCCGCATGGTGACCGAGGCCGGCAGGATATCGACGCAGGACGCATCATCGAAATACTGCGTCACCCCCTGCGGCATCGGCTGCACTACTTCTTGCACCGTCCACAGATTGATGCCGCGGTTGGCCCATGAACTGAGCACGAAGTTCATCGACCGCCGCACCGACGATATGCGTTCATTGGTCAACGCGATCGCGGGCTGGCCGCAGCGCTCCAACGCATCGATCGCGATCTCGCTAAGAGCTGGCGCGAAGGCATAAGTGCCCGTCGTGCCGCTCATGGCCTCGGGTTACCCCTTGCCGATGTCGGGATACTTCCGGTGCACCGCGGCGCGCACCCGAGATTTTTCCGACGGCGAACCATGCTGGGCCACGCGTGCCAAAGCATTTCTGGCGTGGCTAGCATTTTCGATGGGATAGCTGCCGGCGCCCGCACCTTTCGGTCCCTTCCCCTGTCCGGGCAAAGCAAAGCTCGACTTCGGCATCGCCTGCCGCTGACCGGCGGTGAGCTTGCCGCCGCGTTTCATACCTCTGGGGCCTGCTCGCCGGGGCCGCTCTCGCTGCTCTTGCCCTTGGGCATGGTCGCGCTATGCGCGGTGGAGAACGGCGAGCTGGACCCGCCGCGGGCGCGGCTCTTGATCTTACCGCCACGGGCGCGCCCCATGTGGTGCTTGCCCTCTTCGCCCTCGACCGCGCCGCCATCGGCTCGCTTATGCCGCCCGCCGCGCTTGAACCCGTCGCTCTTGGCGTCGATGTTCTCCGCCGCTGGCGAACCCTTGGCGTTGTAGAGGTGGACACCACCACCCCGCTTCCGCTCGCCGCGCTTTTTGTATGCCATTCGGATAGCTCCTTTTGCCTTCCGTTAATTGATAAGGCCGGCCTGGATCACCTGCGCGGTGAGTGTGCCGGTTCCGGCGGTCACCGTCAGCCGCACTCCGGTGACCGGGGAGGTCAGCGGGGTGGCAGCGGCGGTGGTTCCTGAGGCGATCGCGGTTGCCACGTTGACCACCGGCGTGGTGTTCATCGCCGGGTTGTTCGTCGCGGTCCAGAAATCGTCGGCCGTCGTCTCACCCTGATAGGTGACCGAGCCGCTGAGCTGGGTCGTGAGATTGACGGCGAACGGCGTCAGATAGGTGTTGCAGCGCACCCATCGGGTCGAGCCGGTCGCAGTGGTGCCGATATTGATCGTCGTGGCGATCGCCCCATCGACCGTAACCCTCGTCACCGTTCTGTAGTCCAACACCGAGTTGACGGTGCCGATACTGGCCAGCGCCACAATCTCGGAAATCACCGCACCGTCGTCGTTGGTGCCGGTCAAGGTCGCGTGCCGCGCAACATCGTTGCCGGCCGACACGAACGCCAACCGCCGCTGCGTGGCGAACGTCGCCACCCCGCCGGCAACCGACCCGCCGTTCAGGGTCAGGTTGCCCGCCGCGGCAAGCGACTGCGCGTTGGCGACCGCGGTCGCCAATGGCGCGGTCATCACCTTGGTCAGATTGGTCGCGGGCATGAGACCCCGAGCGAGGCTTGCACCGTCTGCAAGTAGACGACGGTCACGATCGTGGTGCCCGCCGACGTAGCGCCCACAACGGTCGAGGTGATGAACAACGTCGCCTGCGGCGTGGTGGCGCTGACACTCGACATCGCGTTCAGCTGCGCCGCGGTCCAGGCCGGACGCTGCCGCGCAGTCGCGCTTTTCAGATCGACCGAGCCGCCATACTGCGTGCCGGCCGCCGCGGTGCCGATGCTCAATGTGGCCGAGGTGGCGCTGTTCCAGGCGGTGGTGCTGTCGGCGTAGATGTCGAGGATCACCGATCCGCCGGGGAGCGTGATGGTCTGGGTGACCGCGGTGGTGCTGTTCTGCACCAAGGTGACCTGTTGGGCGAGCGCCACCGAGCCAAAGTCGGTGCCTACCTTGCTGCCGACCTGCAACGGGCCGGAGAATGAAGTGCCGGGGCCAGGCATCTATGGTCTCCTACGAGGTCGGAGTGCTGCCGAACACCGCGCGCGGATTGCTGTAGGTGGTGCCATATCGCTCATAACCGACACACAACAGATTGCCGGTCGTGGCATCGACCTGGATGTCCATTTCATAGGGCACGCGATCGAACACCCGCAGCCCCTTCACGTTGGTCATCACAAACCACGCAAAGGACGAGGTCAGAAACTCGCTCACCGTATACGCTTCAGGCACCGCGCCAGAGGTGATGATCGCACTCACATCGTTGTTCGCGGTGTTGGTGCGCAATTCCGTCTTGAACAGCCGTTCCGCCGCCCATGACAGACCCACCGGCACGATGATCTTGCGCGCCCGCACCATGGCGAGCAGTCCCGCCTGATCCGGCCACAGACGAATGGTATTCAGCGCAGCTTCCACCGCAGCCTCATTGAAACTGAGCTGCGTGGCGAACGTGTTGGCATAGGTGCCATTGTCGATCGGATGCGCGGTTGACAGCAGCGCCACACCGTCAGCGACAATGTTGGAGTTGTAGGTTGTCGCGGTGTTCAGGAGGTTATGAACATAGACCTCTTTGAACTGGCTGAAACTCTCGGCCAAGCCCATCGACGACGGACCAAACTGATCCTTGTAGAGATTGTCGTCCAACAGCTCGCGGGTCATCGCAAAGCCAAGGCCCACGTTGACCATATTGGCAACGTAGGTAAAGCGCTGGCCCGAAGCGTTGTCGAACGTCGTTGCCGCGCCTTCGGCTTTCAGCTGCGCCAGGCCGGTGTAGCGCATTTCGTCAATACGCTCCATCGCCATCTTCGACGTGCTGACCGCGGCCCATTCTTTGTAGCGTGTCGGCAGTTGTGGATACTTGCCCTCGACATCCGCCAGACCTGGAAGCAGACCGTCGCGGAAACTAGCTCTGTTAATCGGCATTGTCCCCGCTCCCTATGCCTGACCGACGCGCGTGCGCAGGTCTTGGGTGTTCATCAGCACCGCGAGCCACTGGTTGTCGTTGGTTGCGACATAGCCTGGCGCGATGCAGGGAGCGCTGGGCGAGAACCCAGGCGTGAGGCCAACGATGCCGACCAGCCGGAACGGCAAAGTGCTGGTGGTCGAGCCGCTGCCGGCATCGAGCGCACAGACACTCAGGCCGGAGCCGGTAACCGGGGCAGCCGAGGTGCCGGTGAAGATGTCGAAGTTTTTGCCGATCGATGTCGCGGTGAGCGCGGTGCCACGCCCTTGGACGTAAAACACCGTCTGCGCATCGGCGCACACCTTGACCTCGACCAGCGCGGTAGACGCCAAGGTCGGCTGCAGCCATGCTGGATGATAACGCCCCGACAGGATGTTGTTCGGATCGAAATAATCGACCCCGTAGGCGATGCCGTCGATCGTGCTGCCGCCATTGGCGACAACCTTCACGCAGCCATCGGTGGACAAATACACCGGGTCGCCAAAGGCGACGTTCGAAGCGTAATTGAAGGTAAGTTGCCGGTATTCCAGGGCATAGTTCGGAGGGCTTCCCCCCCACTGCCGCGTATCATGGAATCCCGACGGAGCCAGGGTGTTGGCGGCCACTGTCGCGCCACTCCTTAACAGCTCCCCCGGTCAGGGGCACAAATCTCCTGACCGGGGACGCACGGTTTCAAGGGATGGCTGGGACGCCCAGCTGCAGACCGACGACGGGCCGGCCTGGTCTTCTTGCCTGCGCTACAACATCAGGACGCCCAACGGAGCGCGGGGGCAACGGCGGGAACGTTACGCGCGCGCCGCCGCACGCGTCAAGCAACGGACGGAATTATGTCGGGGTAAAAACCGGATTGGACCGGACAGTGCTGGCTGATAAGTAAGCCCCACTGCCCGGCCCCGTTCCTGACGGGTGGTGATAGCGACCTTTGGCCTGCGTCTCCCAAGGCGCAGGCTACTTTTTACTCCCACTTCCACCACAAGACAAACGCGCGATAGAAGCGCGCATGTCCGATGAACTCATCCCGACGACGAACCAAGGTCGCAACAATGCCGACCTATCCGAGGCCGTGCAGCGGCTCGCCGAGCAGGCAACCTGGCGCGATAGCCGCACCATCATCCTCAGTCCCTGCGGCCACCAAGTGCCACTGCAGACCGTGGCCGCTTGGACCTCGCTGCATACCCCGCCCAATTCGGCAATAGCGCGGCTATTCACCCAAAACCTCGAAGTCGGCCACGCCTACACCCAATCAATCGAGGGTATTCTGCAAGACTCACGGCTCAGCGATATGCCGTTTCTGTGCACCGCCGAGCACGACAATCTACCGCCCCCGCGCGGGCTGATCGATCTGATCGGTCAGCTGCACCGCCACCCTGAACTTGCCGCGGTATCCGGTCTCTACTTCGCCAAGGCGAAAGACGGCTTTGCCCATATCTACGGCGAGCCAGGTCAGACGCACCTCCGCCCACAGCTGCCCGACCCCAACGGCGGACTGGTCGAATGCCGCGGCATCGCCATGGGCTTTGCGGTGTTCCGGGTAGAGATGTTCCGCGACGTCCGGCTGCGCCGCCCATGGTTTCTCAGTGGGCAGAACCCGGTCGGCACCCAAGACCTGTATTTCTGGGATGACGCGGCGCGCTTAGGCTACCGCTGCGCGGTCGATTGCAGCGTTCGCGTCGGCCATCTAGACACCGCCTCAGGGATTGTCTGGTGAATCGGCCGCGGCCTGCAACGCCTTCAACACCCGATGCAGCTGACGGCAAACCTCATCCTGCTCCAACAGATTACGCCGCCCCGGCGTCTCCAGCCGGGCGATCTCGGCACTGACCTGATCACGCAACGCCTGGCTGCCGCGCATTGCCGCAAGCGCCCGATCGCGCCGGTTAGCGACCCAATCAGCCAGCAAAGCGTTTAGGTCAGCATTGCTGCTGCCGGTCACTCGACGACATCCTCGACCGCTGTTGGCCGACGCTCACGCCGGACACCGCCCCGTCCGCCACCGGTGCGGCGACCCTCCAGACCAAGCCGCGCGATCTGGCTCTCCAAGGTATGCGCCGCAGCAAACTGGTCCTGCTCTTGGTTCTGCTGATACCACTCGGTCGGCAACTGCATGAGCAGCTGACTGCCGCGCTCAATCGGCGCGTTCGGCTCCTCTTTGGCCCGACGCAGACCGACCAGTTCAGGGTGACGCCCCGCCGGCACCGGCTCCCAGCCGTTCATCTCGGCTTGGATCATACTCTCCCGGTCTTCCATGCCGCCGACCCGCAAAGCCTTCCACTCATAGGTAACGCCCGGCGGAATTTTGCTGTGGTCGAAGTCAAAGCGATTGGTGGCGTTGTAAATCCGCTGCCGCTGCGCTCGCTGCTCTGGCCGCTGCACCCCAGCGCGCACCTGATTGTCACCCATCACAGCCTCCCCGCCGCCAGCATAGTCTCGCGGTTCTTCGCATAGTGTTCATAGCGCGCTCCCGGATCCGCGATATAGTTCACCGCGGTGTTCGGATCGCCATACATGCCGTCAGCGATCTCGCGCTCGAAAGCGCTTAGTTCAACCCGCACCCGACCGGCCGGTGCAGCACCCGGCCCAGCACGGCGCGTTGGTGGCAGATCAGCCGACTGCCGCCGAGCCGGCGGCTCCTCAGCATCGTGCCCACTGGACGCAGCCGCTGAACGTTCGCTTGGTGACGAGCGCGTCTCGCCCAAAATTTCCTCAATCCGCTGGAAATAGCCCGGTGATCCGCGTTCATGATCCATGTTCGCCACGGCCGAGGCCCGCACGATCCGATCGCGATAGGCAGAGTCGTCGCGAAACCGCGGCCGACTGGCAACCCAATCGCGCTCGGAAGGCATGAGCTGCGCGTGAAGACGATCGTATTCGGTTTCCTGACGCGGCGCGGGAGCGGCAATTTGCGGCTTGTTGCTCTCCAGCCACGCCTTGCGTCCCTGCCACTGATCCTCACGCGAGACCGCCCGCGATAGCGTCACCTGCGCCTCGGTTGCCGCGGCATGATCGCCCTGCTCCAAGGCATTGCGATAGGCCGTCCTGGCCGCACTAACCATGTCGGTCATCGCCGATAGCTGCGCGTTGGCCGCCGACAGTTCAGCATTGTAGCGCTGCTCAGCCTCGCTAACGACGCGACCATGCGCCTCATCTCGCTCCCGCTCGGCATACCGCGTGCGACTGCGCGCATCATCGCGCTCACGCTCCAGATTGGTATTGCGGCTTCGCGATTCCTCCAACATCCGGCGCAGATCATCGACCGAGACCTGGCCGTCATCCACTGGTTCAGCGACGGGCTGAACCGGAAGATCAGACATTTAAATACTCCCTGCCGGAACGCCCGGCGTAGTTACCAAATCGCGTCAAACGTTTCGTTCGGCACGATGGCCTCGACGTAGATATCCTGCACGAAGCGCGCACGCCGCCCTCCAGGCAGGTCAAATGGAGACGTATTGACGGTGTCGAACATCACCCAGTCGAAGCGATCAGGACATCGATCGCCCCAGTGATGGGTGTCATCCTCGACGAACGCTAACGGCCCTTTAGCCACCACCAGCCCAACACGGCCTTGGAACTTGTCCTCGCCCAGCACGCCATGCTGCACCTCCGGCACGATGATGCCGCCAGCGGTGCGGGCCTCTTCGTTCTTCTGCTTCCCGCGCTCATAGACCACCACCAGGATGCGATCGCCCATCGGCAGAAAGCCATCGACCAAAGATTTCACGTCATCCCAGATGGCAGTTTTCGGATCGGTCTTATGCTGAACGCGAATCGGGGTCGGCATCAGGCAGCCTCTTGCGATGGTGGTGGCTTGTCGATTTCAGCGATAACCCAATCGAGCGCCGAAATGTAACCCCGGACGTAATGCAGACCTTCCAGGCTCTGCACCCGCAACAACCCCTTCATTTCCTCTTCTCTCTGCTCGGCAATCGCACGACGCACCTCCAACCACTCATCGGTGCCGATGATGTGCAGGATCATGCGATGCGCTTCTTCTTGGGCTTGAAACCACCCTCACCGTAAAGAGCCGTCTTTTCGATCCGACCCGGACCAGACCCCGCGCCGCTATCCATCTCGACCTTGCCACCGCGCGCCCGCATCATGCCGGGCGGACCCATGCCGGGCGGCGGCATCGGTGGTCGCTGCAACGCCCCAGGCGGCGGCCCCATCATCGGCGCCCCACCGGGCGGCATCGGCCCAACCGGCGGACCCATGCCGGGCGGCGGCCCACCCATTCCACCACCGGGCGGCCCACCGGGCAGCCCACCGGGCGGCGGTCCGCCCATCGGCCGCGGCGGCGGCGGCATCATCGGTGGCCGCGGCGGCCCAGCCGGCATCGATGGCGCACCGCCGCCACCCTGTGGCGCGACAATGACGTTAACCTTGGTGTGCCGCGGACCGCGCGACCTGGTCTTGCCACCACGTGCCCGACCGACGTGATGCCGGCCAGCCTCGCCATCGACCATGCCACCCGAGGCGAGCTTGGTTTCTTTCTCGCCTTTGTGCATGTGGCGTTCGTGCTTGTGCACCCCAACAGCAACCTCGGCACGGTCCTGCGCCGAGTCGCTGATCGCACCACCGCTGGCAAAGCCCTTGTGACCGGTGCGGGAAATCAGCGAATTTGCCCGCCCCCGCCGATCGTCACTTTCCGACGCATAGGGATGTGCCATCACAACAAATCCTTTTCGATGTGATTCGTGGTATCGCGCGGCGCCGGAG